GCCTTGTCGGAACGTGCAGCCTTGCTGGGGAATCCGCAGGTGACACGGATGCGGTCGGGCAGGGCATGACCGATTGATTGAAACACTGGCCGCAGTTCCTCGACCAGACCAGAGAGCCATTGCTCTCGCGTGACATTGCTGTTTTCCATGTGAGCCTCCGTTATACGTTACGAGATGAGTGAATTTTGACCAAGTATTCCCTTCCGCGAACCCTGTTTGCCGATGCGTAGTAGCTGACGCATCCGCAGCAGTCATGCTCGTGCCTGCACCTGCTAGATGACAAGGTGTCACCAATGGCACGTTGAATTTCATTTGACGAATACCGGGCAGCAACATCACGAGACACGATGAGACGGTGAGTCCAGTCTTGCGTGTAGTATTCGTAATCGCTGCGGATGTTTCGGGGTGCCAGCAGCTTTGCGCTTCCGATATCCCTCCACTCATCGAGGCTGGCATAGCCAAGCTCGTAAACATTGGTGCAGCGTAGCGAAATATTTATTTTTTCCATGTGAACCTCCGTTGTGGTTGACTAAACTTCCATCGACACCCGCAGGGCAGGTGCCGAAGGCAGGTCAGGCAGCAAACAACTCACCCTGCTTTTCTGCCCAGTAATTCAGGGCAGACAGAGCCTCTTCCTCGGCACACTCGATGCCGTAGAAGCCCCAGCAGGAATCCACTACGTCACCATTCTTGTCCGTGATGGTGTAGCCGTAGACATCGCCCCGCAGATACTGGTCGAACGTCTCGACCTGACGCCGCAGGACACGCAGTGCGTTCTGCCTGAAATCAGGGTCAGGGTCAGCGTCCCACCAATCCTCTGCGTCACTGGCGCGGCAGTAGACAAAGCCAGACTGTCCGCTGTCCCAAGGGCAAGAGAAAGGGCGGGTGCTGATCGTTGCCCCGCCGTGAACGTAGGCATAGACAGGCAGGCCGAAGAGTGAGCCATCCTCGATGCCATCCGCGATTTCCTGCGCCCTTTCCTGCGACACATGCTCGGTGCCCAGCGTATACCGATCCGATGTGTAAGCGATCCGCCCAAGTGTTACCCAATCCGCAGGGGATTCGGGGTGATCATCCGTCAGGATGCGCAAGGTGTAGCCGGACTGCTGAATGCTTTTGATTTCCATGGTGTTCCCCTTATCGTTCGATGATTGATTTAAGTTCCGCACAGGGCACCTTGATGGTGTCGGCATGCGGGTGAGCCTGACCGCGCTGCTTGCTGGTGGTAACTGAGTAGCGGTCATCATTCTCGTACCACTGGTCACCCACCTTGGCGAACAGCGGCCAGTGCTGGCCGTATGACCAGACCACATAGATGCCATTGCCCAGTAGATCACCGCAAAGGTTGCTACCCTTGAAGGGCAGCAACGCTTGCACGTATGACCTGCACTTGCTATTGCTGATGTTTGCCATGATGCACCTCCCCGTTTAAACGTTGAACGTGATGAACAGAACCTGACAGATGCCCGAAGGGCGAATGGCTATCAGGTCACCGTGGTTTTCTACTCGGCAGCGCAGTCCAGACCATCCTGCCCATGCCTTGGCCCTGCGAATCAGGGTGCGATCAGAGGGCTGACAGGTATCGTCAACCTGCTCGTGATGCCGCCTGACCCACGAGTAATTCGATTCGCCACCGAACGTATCGGTGAGTTCGTAATGAATGTTCATTGTCATACCCTCCCCACGATGAGCAGCAGAGCCACCGCAAGGGGATAGCCCTGCTTCTTCAAGTTACGAGCGGCACGGTATGCGCCGCTCTCCAATACCTGATGCCGAACCTTGCGAGCGATGAAGTGTCCTGCGATTTGTTTGATGTTCATGAGAGCCTCCTGTAACGGACAGAGTGTCCGCCACTGCCCGTGAGGGCAGGGACTGAAACTCTGTTCAGTGATAGCGTCACAGCGCATTGCCCCCGATAGGGTAGGTGGTAGGCGGTGCGCTGCTGTGCTTGCTTCTTCGTATCTCTGCCCCTCCGAGTGGGGCGTATCAGTCATCGTTCGCGCTGAGAGAGGACGCCTCGCGTCTACTGGCCAGCAGGCAGGGAGGGCTCTGGTGCGGTGCGTCTAACCGGTTCGCATCACGCGAGCGGCAGCGCTCATTCATTTCGCAGAGAGCAATACTGTGCGGTGGCTGTTCAACAGCATCAGGCATCATCATCATCGGGTTCGATGACCTTGAGATACTCAACCAACAGCGGCCTGCCTTTGCGGCATTGTGTCTTGGCTACTCTGGGCATTCCGCCCGTCCAGAGGACACCTGCATGATGGAGGAGGGCCGCTTTACCGGTTGACCTAGGGTTCAGTCCTGAGACCGCCCGTCCAGTGTTCGGGATACTGCTGGTGCGGCCTACCGGCCTGACCTTACGTCTGGTGCTACCAGACCCCGAAACCCCTGCAAAAACTGAAACAACGAAACCGAATGCTATCACCGGAAATTTAAACGTGCAACTGTTTATGCAACTGTCTGATTTAATTGGGGTAATTGTGTGATCGGAACCTGATCGGGTTATCGATTTTGGTGCCCATTTTCCGGCCCCTTTTTGGGGGTGCTGACGAGGCCGGTTTATCTGGTGCCTGATGTGTGGGCTGATGTGCGGGGCGATGTGAGGGCAGCGCAGAGTTTACGTGCAGGCATGTGCCGCGCGGTCGTTTAAATGGCGAAGCCGAACAGGCTGCTGCCGCTGCCCTATGACATACAACAGGAAGGAATAAACAAGGGCAGAGAGACAAGCTGTAGTGCCCCGTTGATGCCCTCAGAACGCGAACCGTTGACACTGACGATTGCATGTGCGAGAAACGATGCATGCATCCAGCAGGGTGCGCGTTTAAACAATAAGGTGGCCCGATATGGACGATGTGCAATCGAGCGTGACGGATGACGTTCACAGCAGCAGCGCCAGTGAGAACAATGCAAGCGCGGGTAACCTTAGCGAAGCGATGCGGGCAGCGGCGCTCTCAGTAACACCAAGGGTGCATCCATATACAAGAAAACCAAGGGGAGCAGCAAAGCTACCCTCTAAGAGGATCACTGCGAAGATGCGAAACTTCGCCGCGTTGATATCGAAGGGGGAAAGTCCGAGGGAAGCGTATCGTCAGGCGTATAACGTCACGACGAATAGGGAACACACGCTGGCAGCGAATGCCAGCAGGCTGATGAGAGATGATAGGGTGGTAGCATTAACCCAGTCTGTCTGGGAGGCTGCAAAAGAAAACCTGATCGATGACGTTGTCGCAGGCAGACGGTTCATTATGAAGGAACTCCAAGGCCATGCAGCCAACGACAAAGTCCCTCCGGCAGTCAGACTGAAAGCGCTGGAACTCATGGGCAGAGCGTTCAGTATGTTCACTGACAAGGTGGAGCAGCGCACCGAGGAGATCACCCCCGAGAAGCTCAAGGCAGAGCTGCAATCCTCTCTGGCGCTGCTGGATAACGTCACCCCCATACGCCGTGTCTCAGAGTAACAGAGAGCGGCAGAGGGCAGCAGCAGTGCAATGCGGTGCCTAATCTAGGCACTTGTCACCGTCACAGGGGGAGTGGAACTTGCCACCGCCCCCAGCGGCAGACCCTACCCGCCCCGCACCACCACAGAGCGAGCATGGCCCCTCGCCTCACCATACGCATTATTCCACTCATCCCATCACCACTCACAAACACACCCCCCCTTTGTTTTTCCCAGACTGTATATTCGTTCCCAATACCAAGCCCCCCCTTGTTTTCCTGAAGCCTCATTGTTTTTGACGGGGGGTATATATATTTTGAAAAAACATTGCGAGTTTAAACGTTCTCATGGAGAATGAGATCAGTTGTTCACATTGATTGAGGTTTGGAATGACCAAGAGACAGGGAATGGTTTTGGAGTTCATCAAGCAATATATTGCTGTGCATGGCTTCCCGCCCTCGTATGATGATGTGGCGAAGGGATTGAACCTGAAGAGTCGAAGCAATGTGCATCGGATGGTTCACCGGTTGAGGAAAGAGGGCAAGCTGGAACTGAAGCAGCGTAAGTTCAGGAGTGTTCGCCCTGTCGATCGGACAGTAGAGGAAGTGGCAAGCCTGTGATCCTGACCGGGGAAGAGCTTGAGAAATACACCAAGCTCCTTGATGTCTTTCCTGCTGGGTCTGAGAAGAGCAAGAAGGTTATTCAGCTTCTCCAGATACATTCCAAAGCCCTGCAATCAGAGCGGTTCTTGGCTTTTGTGAAGGCCATGTGGCCCAGCTTTATCGCGGGCAGGCATCACCAGATCATGGCAGATGCCTTTGAGCGGGTAGCTCAGGGGAAGTTGAAGCGGTTGATCATCAACATGCCCCCGCGTCACACCAAGTCGGAGTTTGCTTCATACCTGTTCCCGGCATGGTTCTTGGGTAAATATCCCAACAAGAAGGTTATTCAGACCGCCCACACTGCAGAGCTTTCTGTGGGCTTTGGCCGGAAGGTCAGGAACTTGGTGGATCAGGATGATTACACCTCGGTATTCCCGACCGTTGGCCTGCAGGCTGATTCAAAGGCGGCAGGACGGTGGAGCACCAACAAGGGCGGGGAGTATTTCGCGATCGGTGTCGGCGGTGCGGTAACGGGTAAGGGTGCCGACCTGTTGATTATTGATGACCCCCATTCCGAGCAGGAGGCAGTGCAGGCAGCGACCGTGCCGGATATCTTTGACCGGGTGTATGAGTGGTATACGTCAGGCCCGCGTCAGCGTTTGCAGCCCGGTGGGGCGATTGTGATCGTGATGACCCGCTGGGGTAAGCGGGACTTGACCGGCCAGATACTGGCCAAGGCTGCCGCCCGGGATTCCGATGAATGGGAGGTGATTGAGTTCCCTGCCCTGATGCCATCCGGGAACCCGCTGTGGCCGGAGTTCTGGAGCAAGGATGAATTGGAAGCCATCAGGTCTGAAATCTCGGTAGGCAAATGGAACGCCCAATACCAGCAGAACCCCACCTCCGAGGAAGGAGCCATCATCAAGCGGGATTCATGGCGGATATGGCGGGAAGATCATGCCCCCCATTGTTCCTACATCATCCAGTCTTGGGATACCGCCTTTGAGAAGCACAACAGGGCAGACTTCTCTGCCTGTACGACTTGGGGCGTCTTCTACCGGGACAATGAGGATGGCAGGGAGGTTGCCAATGTTATGCTGCTGGACGCCTTCAAGGACAGGATGGAGTTCCCGACCTTGAAGAGAACGGTCTATGAGATGTGGAAGGAATGGAATCCTGACACCCTCCTGATCGAGAAGAAGGCCGCAGGTGCCCCTCTGGTTTATGAGATGCGGAAGATGGGTATCCCGATCTCGGAATACACCCCGACACGCGGTTCAGATAAGATTGCGCGTGTAAACGCTATATCGGACATGTTCGCATCCGGGATGATATGGTGTCCGGACAGGCGGTGGGCAGAAGAGGTCATGGAGGAAGTCGCGTCTTTCCCGAACGGGGATCATGACGACCTTGTGGACTCAACCACCCAAGCATTGATGCGATTCCGCCAAGGCGGATTCATTACAGCGCCGAGCGATGAAATGGATGTCGTCGTGCCGCGCAGAAAGGTCAGGTACTACTGATGAGCATTGAAAAACCTCTTGAGCCACTCGTACCCACCCAGATGGATATTGAGATTGAGGTGGAGCCCGAAACCGGCGAGACTGAAGTTGAAATCGAAATAAAACCCGTCACCTTCGAGGCCAACCTGCTGGAAGAACTGGATGCGCGAGCAATTCAGACTATCTCCGCAGAGCTTTTGGATACCATCAGGACTGATCTAAATTCCCGGTCAGATTGGGAGAAAACCTACTCCGATGGCATGAAACTGCTGGGCCTGAAGATCGACCAGCGCACTGAGCCATGGAATGGTGCCTGCGGCGTCTTCCACCCGATGTTGTCTGAGGCGGTAGTCAAATTCCAGTCGGAGATGGTTCTCTCCACCTTCCCCGCTTCGGGCCCGGTCAAAACCCAAATCGTTGGCAAAATGACCCGGGAGAAGGAAGAGGCAGCAAATAGGGTGCAGGATGACATGAACTATCGCCTGACCCAAGAGGTGCCGAATACCGGTCTGAGCATGAAAGACTTCTTTGGGCGGTTCCCTTCGCGGGATCGGGCTTCAAGAAGGTTTACTTCGATCCCAACCTGAACCGGCAGGTTTCGATGTTTGTTCCCCCGGAAGATATCATTGTTCCCTACGGCGCATCAGACCTTCAGACCACGCCCCGGATTACACACCGGATGCGGAAGACTGAAAACGAAATCATGAAGCTGATGGCGGCAGGGTTTTACGAGGACATGGATGTCCTGCCCCAGCCGGACACCATCAAGAGCGATATCCAGAAGCGCAAGGATGAAGCCGATGGTCTGGTATCAGTCAAGGATGATCGCTACACCATTCTGGAATGCCATTGCGAATGCGATCTTCCCGGCTTTGAGGACAAGGATGATGATGACGTTCCGACCGGAATCAAGCTGCCCTACGTCATCACCATGTTCTCCACCGGTGAGCTGCTGTCGATCCGCAGGAACTATTTTGAAGATGACCCCCTCAAGCAGCGCCGGATGCACTTCGTTCATTACCCCTACATCCCGGGATTCGGTTTTTATGGCTTTGGCCTGATCCACCTGATCGGTGGTTTTGCAGATTCGGCCACTTCCCTGATGCGTCAGTTGGTTGATGCGGGCACCCTGTCCAATCTTCCGGGTGGATTCAAGTCAAAAGACATGCGGGTCAAGAACGACGACACCCCGATTGCTCCGGGTGAGTTCCGTGATGTCGATGTCGTCGGCAATACCATCAGAGATTCGATCGTTCCGTTGCCCTACAAAGAACCCTCGGCAACTCTGTTCAACCTGATGAACGCCATCGTTGAGGAGGGTCGGCGGTTTGCGTCTGTTGCAGACCTGAAGGTTTCTGATATGTCGGCCAATTCGCCGGTCGGAACCACATTGGCAATCCTTGAGCGCAACCTGAAGGTCATGTCGGCAGTGCAAGCCCGTATGCACGCTGCGATGCGTCAAGAGTTTAAACTGCTTGCCGCTATTATTCGGGACTACACCCCGCTGGAATACGACTACGAGGCCGATGGCCCCCGTATGGCGAAGCAGTCGGACTACGATATGGTGGAAGTTATCCCCGTTTCCGACCCGAATGCGACCACAATGGCGCAGAAGGTGGTGCAATATCAGGCTGCTTTGCAGTTGGCGCAGGGTGCGCCCGAGATTTATGACCTCCCGCAGCTCCATCGGCAGATGTTGGAGGTCTTGGGCATCAAAAATGTCCAGAAAATCCTGCCTCTGAAGGATGATTTCAAGCCCAGAGACCCTGTTGCGGAGAATATGGACGTTCTTGCCAACAAACCCCTGAAGGCTTTCAGCCATCAGGATCATGAGGCCCATATCAAGGTTCACATGAACGCCATGCAAGACCCGAAAATCCAGCAAATCATTGGGCAAAACCCCGCAGCGCAGCAAATGATGGCTGCTTTGATGGCTCACATCAACGAACACGTCGGATTCCAGTATCGAATCGAGATTGAGAAGATGCTCGGTGCTCCTCTTCCTCCGGAAGACGAGCCGCTTCCGCCGGAAATCGAGGTTGCTCTGTCCCGTGCCGTGGCAATGGCATCGGACAAGCTGCTTCAAAAGGATGTTTCGGAGGCACAACAACAGCAAAATCAACAGCAGATGCAAGACCCGCTGTTGCAAATCCAGATGCGAGAGCTGGC